TGATGAACAGCTCCAGATCTGTTTTGAGGGGAGGTTACAGAATTTGGATAAGTGGAAATAAGCATAAACTTCGCTTTTGAAGATAAGTTTGTCCACGGATTTTTGAAATTTCTGAAGCATAACACGTCTCATTGTCACTGAGTTTTGAAACAGCCCAATTAATTCCGCTGTGATCCCTTGGAAACTGGAAGCCATAAATTCGCTGCAAAACCGCGGGAATTTTGGAGAGATAGTGGATAGATACCTCTGAAATTTTTGTCCTGCTCTCTTCTCATACTGCAATGACTCTCTCAGTATGATATTGTTAACAGGAAGGTACCCTGATAGTAACCCCTCCTTCACTTCATTTCTCAACATGTTTGGGGCGCTTAAACCTTTAGGTATGTTAAGCGATAAAGGGTCTTCTAGTAACTTAGCAAAGTGATGTGGTTCATATTTGGTTATGGGAGGATATCCAAAATTGGCACTTAGATTTTTTAACCAGGCCTCCGTAGCATTGTTGTGTATCAACTTCCAGAAACTTAAAGCCTCACACACTGGATCAGGGAATTGTCTAATTAAGAATCTGTTTAATGACATTCCACCTATTCCGGCTAATGATGGGTCTAGGTATAAATTGGCTATCTTATACTCCACTGATTTGAGGCCATTGGGGTCTATCAAGACGTCTTTAGGCTGGCCCTGAAGAGATGGATTGAATCTTTCACTAATTATTCTGACAAAATTCCCCAACCAGTTGTAGATGATCATCGGGTAAATTGGGCTTAAAGAGTAATGAGACACTGTTAAACAATTCGTGGCGACAGACCCCATAAGTGTTCCTAAGCTGGGGAGTTGATCATTGGTGGTACAAGTCACTCTTGATAATCTCTTCTCTGGCATACCCATTATGTTGCCCCTATAGACTACAACCTTGCCATATACTATCATTTCGGCAGATTGGAGAGTCTCGTCATTGTTAATTGTTAGGCCGATTTTTCTAGCCCCAGTTTCTATTGCCTCCATGATTTGATCATTGTTGCTTATAACCTCGGCAATGTGGCGTTTTATGTCATTTTCCGTTCTAAGACCCTTTAATGCATAATGAGTGCATATAACCTGATTATCTCCTTGGGCTATGACAGAGCATTTGGTATTTCTAACCTTAGATTCTCTCGAGACCTGTAGAAGATTTAATACATTCCATCCTTTTTGTCTTATGCCCTCCATTCCCCCGAACTGGCCTTCCCAACAGTAATTTGTTCCAGGTCGTGAAATTAATGAGTTTCTTTGAACTATAAACTGATCTGGTCTGTTAGGATAATAAACTAAAGATTGTTCTAAGAATTCGTGGGTTCTAGTGAATAAATTAGGATATCCAAGAAACTTGCCCATAACAGTAAAAACTTCTTTAGTACTCTCATATCTAAAGTTATTGTTCCATTTTTTATAGTCTATATGATTTCCTATGGTTATTTTGTCATAATTAGAGTGGCCTTGACCAGATGAGGCATCCAGCATTTTCTTCACTACTGTAACCTGAGGGTCTACCATAGTTATCTCCTTAAATAAGGGTAGGTAATGGCACTTAACTAAATACTCAGTGTAAACAAAATAGTCTCGCAAGTCCCAAG